CAAATGCAATTGAAATGGCCGATTATCTTTTGGCTAGAACTCAATTAACATGTGTTTTCGGAACTGCTGAAACTGGTGATGCGGTTTATACTGCTGAAGCATTTTTATCGAGTGTTGAAATGTCTGCTGAAATGGAATCTGCCGTTACTTATAGCGGTTCACTTACAATCACCGGCGCAATTTCAAAATCAACTAACTAACTAAAATTAGTTTTTTTACATAAAAAGGCCGCCGTCTATATTTAGGCGATGGCTTTTTATTTTTATTAATCAAATCTTTTAAAATGACAAACAAAAAAAGAGGTTATATTGATATAACCATTGACGGCAAAAAAAAGACATTACACTTTTCAATGAACTTTTGGGCGGAATTTACCGAACAAATGGGCGTATCACTTCAAGAAATTGGTGGTGTATTTGAATCAGGAATTTCACTAAATGGATTGAGATCATTAATTTATTCCGCGGCACTTGCAAATGATTTAGAACAAGGAAATGAAATTAATTATAATATTTATACTGTCGGAACGTGGCTTGACGATATAAGCGCCGAAGAAATAAATGAAATTGTTAATGCCATGATGGAATCAAAAATCCTTGGAAATTCATTGGAAGGAAGTAAAAAGAATAAGGCAAAGCCGAAGCCGTCAAAGAAACAATAAATTTTGAAACCTTAACCAATTATTATATCGGGCAAATCGGAATTTTGCCTGATGATTTTTGGCGGCAAACTTGGCGTGAAAATGGTTTATTAGCTGAATATTATCACAATAATATTGGTTTACAATGGGAACAAGCGCGTTATATTTCGACAATGATTTATAATGTAAATTGCCAAAAGAAATCACAAATGTTAAAACCTGAACAATTATTTGAATTGCCTATTGATAAGCAACGAAAAAAGAAACGCGATCAACCGAAATCAACTCGCAAGGGAATGGATGAATTTATGAAAAAATACCAAGCAATGACAAACAAAAAGACGTTAAAATAAAAGCGTCTTTTTTTTTGTATTTTTGTTTCAATTAGTAAACACATTATGGCAGATCAAAATTTAAAAGTAAACATAACCGGTGACAGTTCAAAACTGTCAAACGCATTAACATCAGCATCAGGAAAACTCCAGGCATTTGGCGGAAAAATGAAATCTGTTGGAAAATCAATGACAACATCCTTGACATTGCCACTTGTTGCGGTAGGAACTGCGGCTGCTAAAATGGCTTTTGATTTTGACAAGTCAATGACTTCAATACAAGCGCTTGTTGGTGTTTCTGCGGACAAGGTGGCTGAAATGGGTGAAGCTGCAAAGAAAATGGCAGTTGATACCGGTAAAAGCGCTAATGAAGCCGCTGAAGCATTGTTCTTTATTACTTCAGCCGGTTTACGAGGTTCGCAAGCAATGGATGTTTTAAATATGTCTTTAAAGGCATCTGCGGTTGGATTAGGTGAAACAAAAACCATTGCCGATTTATCAACTTCCGCAATGAATGCTTATGGAACGGAAAATTTATCCGCTTCAGGCGCAACAGATATTTTGACGGCTGCGGTTCGTGAAGGTAAACTTGAAGCATCAGCATTGGCCGGGGCTATGGGCGGCGTAATTCCGTTGGCATCTAATATGGGCGTTTCTTTTGATCAGGTAGGCGCGGCAATGGCAGCAATGTCAAAAACGGGAACTGATGCGGCAACGGGTGCAACACAATTGACGGCAATATTGGCATCGTTAAAAAAACCAACTTCAGATGCTGAAGCCGCATTTGCTTCAATGGGATTATCAACGCAAAGTGTTCAGCAATCATTAAGTGAACAAGGGCTTTTGTCAACTCTGGAAATGCTTCAAAGCGGTTTAAAGCAAACAGGTCAAGATACTACGGCAATATTTCCAAATATTAGAGCATTAAAAGGTGTTTTGGATTTAACGGGCGCGGGATTAGAAGATAATCGAAAAGTGTTTGATGCATTAACAAATTCAATGGGTGCAACTGACAAAGCATTTGAAAAAACGGCCCAATCGTCATCTTTTAAAATGACTCAAGGATTAGCCGCTATGAAATCATCATTATTGGATGTTGGTACAGTAATATTGGATGCAGTTGCGCCCGCGGTTGAAAAAATTGGGGAATTTTTTACAGATTTATCAGATAAGTTTAAAAATCTTTCACCTGAAACTCAAAAAACAATTCTTGCTTTTGCCGGAATTGTGGCTGCAGCCGGGCCGCTTCTTGTAGTTATAGGAACATTATTAACATTGGCGCCGGCAATTGGTTCAGCGTTTACACTTATGATGGGCCCAATTGGTTTGATTATCGTTGGTTTAACTGCAATTGCAGTAATAATTTATAAAAATTGGGCCGGTATAAAATCGGCATTAGTTAAAATTGCTAATTATTTTATTGAATTATATAATAATTCATTACCGGTTAAAATTATAGTCAATTCAATAATAATGACGTTTAAAAACTTTTTGGCGGTTGGAAAATTTGTTTTTAAATCTATTTTAAAAATTTTCAAAGCGTTTGGGAATGCGGCAATGGGCATTTTTGGAAGTTTGGGCGATATCATAATGGGTGTTTTAACATTGGATAAGGAGAAAATAAAATCCGGTTTTTCTGGAATTGGTGAGGCATTATCATCAAATATTTCAAGTGCATTCAATGGAATTAAAGAAGATGCAAAAGAATTAGGCGAAACAGTTGTTGAAAATTTCAATGATGCTATTAATTCAAAAAAAATTGAAAAAATAGTAATTGAAACAGATGAAGATGTAAAAGATGAAGCACTTGAAGAACCAACGACAGCCGGAAGTTTTAAATCACCGAGTACGCCACCAGTTACAATTCCAATTGCACCAGTTTTAGATCCAGATTCAAAAAAGAAATTAAAAGCTATAAGCGATGAAATAAACAAGGCCTTAATTACTAATGATCGATTATCTTATGAAGCCCGAAAAGCTGAATCAACTAAATACTACGATGATTTAATTGGCAAAGTTGAAAAGGGTTCAGAAAAGGAAAAGGCATTGCAAAATGCAAAATCGGCGGCAATGGCTACAATTGAAAGTAATGAACAAAGCCGAATTTTAGATTTAAAACAACAATTTGCTGATGCTACTAATGCAAGTGAAGATCAACAAAAAGCATTAGAAGTTGAACGGATAAAAGCAAAGTTTGCTGAAATGCGCCAATTGGCAATTGACAATAATTTAATGACTGCGGAACAACAAGCGGCATTTGATGCGGCGGAATTAGAGGCACAAGCTTTGGTAAATGAAGAAAAAAAGGCAAATTTTCTTGGTTTTACAATGTCAATGACAGAGGCACAAGAAATGATGCAATCAGTTAGCGCCGGAATTGATCAATCATTTGGTGCATTAACAAGTTCAATCGCTAAATCGTTTGGCGGTGCTGAATCAGCATCGGGCGCATTTGTCGGTACATTAGCAAAAGATACGCTTCAAATTGTTGGCCATAATTTAAAGGCCGCCATGGCTAATTCAATTGATGGCGCAACTATGACGGCCAAAAGTTTTGGGCCGGCTGCGGCTTTTATGTTACCGGCATTAATAGCGGGTGCAACTGCATTAGTTTCATCATCATTTTCAAAGTTTGCCGCCGGTGGTATTGTTAGCGGGCCAACAATGGGCCTTGTAGGTGAATATCCGGGCGCGCGTTCAAATCCTGAAGTTATAGCGCCATTAAACAAATTACAGGGAATGATTGGAGGATCAGGTACGGCGGCAAATGTAAATGTTGGCGGTCAAATTAGATTAGAAGGTCAAGATTTATTGATAGCAATTGAAAGGGCAACAGAAACAAGCGACCGAATTTCGTAATAAATAAATAAATTATGGTTGAATACATTTTAGCTGAAAATAATGATTTTTTAATTCAGGAAGATAATTCAAATTTAATATTAGAATCTAGTTCATATACTGAAACCTATGGTGTTAAATATAGATTAGATTTTTCTGATGTCTTAGAGCGTGGCAAAAGAGTTGAAATTTTAAAAAAAAATTATTCCGGAAGCGTTTTGCCAATGGTAGGAACTCAAAACCCGGTTGTTGTTCAATGGCAAGCATCAGATGATTTTTATAAACCAATAATTGGTTCAAAATG